AGCTTGTTGTTCAATAAGCATTTCGGGACTCATGATCTTGAATTCCTCTCGATATTTGTTTAGTTGTGATGCCAATTCATCGGTCATACTTGAAAGTTTAATTTCTTTACCAAACTTTTTCTGCATTTCCTTATCTTGAATTTGAAGTGTCATTTCACCGTCTTTCATTTGTGACAAGTTAGTAATAAACCTTTTTGTGTCTTCAGGTACACTAAGACCAGACATGTCGTTCAATGCTTGCATTCTTTCATTACCAGCAATTGCTCCTTTAGTAAGTTCGGCGAGTGATATACCCGTTGCGTCTGCCATATCCTTAGCCTTTCTAAGGTTAACACCTACAACTTCAAACTTTCCCGTTTCACTATTAAATGTTGCAAGACTTTCTGAGGATTTAATTATTGCATCTTGTAGACCTTCAACATTGTTAGTCGCCATATACATCATTTCAAGTGGGTTATTTAATGCTCCCATAGCACCACCAACTACTTGTAGGTTAGCCGCCATTTCAAGTGCACCCTCAGGTGAAAACACTTTATCCGCAACTTGGAAGACACTATCAACACTCATTCTAAATTCTGTTGATTTTCTTACCATTTCTTCTAAACCTCGTATTCCCTTTTGGAAACCAAATTGATTTAGTTTTTCAACGTTATTTTGTAAACCTTTAATTGTTGTTTGTGATGATAAACCAAGTTCCAACGATTCTTTTCCTGCATTTCCAATTGCTTCAGCAGCACCAACAGCACCAATACCAACATCTTCAAATGATTTATATGAACCCGCAAGTTCTTTCATTGTCATTCCAAACGCAGTAGCAATTTCAGCAGCCTTAATCTGTGATTCGGTTGATATAAACGCAAACTTACCTGAATTTTCGACCATCTCTTTTGTATGTTCAACAATATCGGTAATACCAAGACCCATTCCCTGTAGAGGGGGGATTGTCTCATTTAAGTTATCTCTAAAATCTTTTGAAAATTGTCCACTTAAACCCATTTCTGAGTTTATCTGGCGTAACATGAACACTTGTTCTTTGGCGTATGTTTCGGTCTGATCTGATGCCACACCCATTAACCCCGAAAAGAACTTTTCTATAGGGTTTCCACCTTCAGTTTTTATTTTGGTGTATAAATTAGCAAACTCACTAAGATCTGTGTTACTATTAACCGAAGCATATTGGTCAGTATTTGCAGACGCTAAAATCGTTTTTGCAATTGTACCATTATCACCTGTTGGACCTTTACCCTTGTTTCCCTCCGATTGGGTAACCTGGTAAGTTTTTGTCATGATCTCCTCTTGGGTAGGACCTTTACCAGAATTCATTGATGAGTTTGATTCGGCCCATGCACTCACTATGTTCTTAATCTTTGATAAGTCTGCCATATTGATAAATATTAACTCTTAGGGTTTTTAAGTTCAATAATTTTCTCAATAAAGTATTTTCTCTCAAAAACTGGCATTTTAAGAATATCTGAGTTCGTAAAACCATTTTCCACTAAAAATACGATCTCCGTAAGCCTATTACTCCTATAATCCGTAGAAAGGACGAAAAAACTCCACCCCGAAGTTTACGTTGAACGTAACTTCTTCTCCTGATGGGGCGTAAATTGTTCGGGACAAATCCACCCCAGGTTTATTATCTCTTACATATCGTCTAAATTGTTGTGAATCGGCAATTGGCATTGTTTCAATAAAGTTCCTAATATTCATAGGATCCGTATTTCCTTTAACAGATCTGATTAATTTCTCTAATCTCTTAGTAACAATTGGAGCAGTACCTATACCATTCCAACTACTTGAAATTTTAGCCAATTCTTTCTCATCCTTAGGTGTTAAGAATTTAAATGTCACATCCACCTTAGATTTATCCAAAAAATATGGATACTGACCATTTTCGTCTTCAACTAAGTTAAATTCTTTATATGAAAGTTCAGATAAATCAATTTCAGTCTCAAATTCTTCGTCTGTTTTTGGATCATTTAACTTTATTCCAATAACAGAACCAAATGCGGTATTACGTAGGAAGATAAGAATTGCTTGTCTATCTTCTTCGACCATATCCTCAACTGGTACCTCCTTAGTAAGTATTTTTCTTTTAAGTAATTCATTAATTACCTCTCCACTTGCAATTAAGTTTGGTGAAGACAGGATATTTTCATCTGCCGCAGTTAAATAAGCGACTTTGACGGATTTTGTTCGATTAGGGTACATAATACCCCGACTCGGCAACTCAACAACATCATATTGGATGTTTGGGTCTATAACATATTCTCGTTTATCTTCCATATTAATTAATAGTAACGAATAAATATAACAAAGTAAAGTTTTAATCAAAAAAAAAGGGACCATGTGGTCCCCTTAATTTATTTGACAGATTATTTTATTAGTAAACTTGGATACATCTATCCATTCTCAATGTACAATCAATAGTTGCAAGTGCATCATTGTTGTAATCTAATTCACCAAAGTTCAAGTCTTGCATGAACGTTCCTTGAAGAATCCACTTTTCAACCACAACACCAGTTGGGTCTAACATTTCTAATTCAATATCTTTTTTATATCCAGCAGCATATCCCATTCTACCTGTTACAGATTCTGCATGTAATCTAAACCATTCCATTAACGCTTGTGACGCAGATGGTCCGATTGGATCTTTAAATTTAACTCTTAGGGTATCCCATGTGAATCTACCAGCAACATATGTTGAGGTATTTAAAAATGGTATCTCCACCGCGTTGATTTTAGCACTCGGTCTTGCTGCCGACGTTACATACCATTCATTGATTCCCAATGACGATGGAAATCTAACGATAAATCGGTTAACTCTTTTCGGTTCGTAAGGAACCGGCATTTTCATTAATAAATCTGCCATGTCTGTATTTTTGTTTTCTTTTAGTTATTCTTTATTATAAATATCTCTATTAGTGAAATATTTTAAAATTTATTATCAATTAAGTTGACATTGTCAATTTTATTCCGTATTTTTTATTTACCCAGTAATACTGGTAGCAAACTTTAAAAGATTTATAAGTTAATTATATAATATATATAATTTTTATTTAAATATCAATTATTACTTGCATTATACTGGCATTATACTGGGTGTCATCTCAATTTTTACTTTAGAAGGGGAAATACTATAATGTATCTCCCCTTCTTTTTTTATTATATATTCTCAAATGATGCTCCTGTTGGAGTTATTAAGAATTCAACATCTATAAATTCAAGTGCTCTTGTTGGTTTGATATAAATCTTACCTCTAAGTGTGTTAGCATCAATATCTTCTGGATCATTTGATACAACAACACGGAATTCATAAAGTCCTCTTTCCTTTTTAATTGACTCCAAAATAGGATTAACCAATCTTAAGAATTCATTTCTAACTTGTTCGTCGTTTTGTTCAAATAACAAACGTACAGCAACTGCTGAAATTAGTTTTCTTGCTCTTAACAATAATCTTCTTACATTGATTCTATCAAGTGCAGATTCTCTAACCTGTAGAGTTTTGTTACCCCAAATAATAGTACCTGTGTCTGAGAAAGTTGCAATTGGATTAATTCTTGCTTTATATAAATCATCTCTATTTTCTAAAGTAAGTTTTTTCTTCGCTTTAATTGCGTTTACTAAACCTCTTGAGTAACCCGCGACTGCGAACCATGGGTAAGATACATTATCTGTTAGTGCAATATTCTTAAGTACCTCACCTGTTGGTGGTAAGTATATTTGAGTTGCATTATCAGTATCACGTACTTGAATCCAAGGCCAGTAAGTTGCTGAATAGTTAGTGTCCATTTCTACAGTATCTAATTGATCAATAATTTCATCAACAGTATCTGTATTAGGTGGATTAATTATATAAAGTGAATCCGCTCGGTCACCTTCAATCATTTCAATTGTATTATTAACCAATGAACTATGATTCATAAAGTCAATACCTGGTGTTGTAAATATGTTAATATCAACAGATTCAGGATTAGAGAATGTTTCAATTGCTTGTAAGTACGCATAATAGTCAGAGTTTCCA